TCTATCAGCATATGAAATAGATGAAACATTAGGAAGAGAATATAATTTCATTCAATATAAAAGTTTTTTATCTGTACCAACATCTGAAACTTATGATGTTGTTATTGGAAACCCACCATATATTAGATGGAAGAATATTGAGCCTGAATTAAAAGCAGAATTAGAGCAAAACCAATTATGGAATAAGTATTTTAATAGCCTTTGTGATTATCTCTTTATCTTTATTCTTAAAAGCATTGAGCATTTAGAAGAAAATGGTGAATTGATATTTATTTGTACTGAATACTGGATGAACACCACACACTCAATTACATTACGTAATTATATGTGTGAACACGGTTATTTTGAAGAAATTTACCACTTTAAAGAGACCCCATTATTTGAGAAAGTTACTGCATCTTTTATTATATTCAAATTTATAAAGTCCCAAAAGAAAAAAGATACAATAAAGCTATACAAATATAATAAAGACAAGGGTCTTCCGACTATTAATGAATTATTAAGCAGAAGTTGTTTTAATAGCATAGAAATTCCACAATTTCAAAAAGACGCAAGATGGATATTAGCTACTAAAGAAGAACAAGAAAATATAGCATTATTCGAAAAGGCTTGTATAAAAGAAAATAGCACTGAATTTCATAGAATCGGTGATTATTGTGATATTGGAAATGGAATGGTTTCTGGTCTTGATGCAGCTTTCCAAATATCTAATATTGATTCTTTAAATGCAGCTGAGAAAAAGGTTATTATCACTGTCTTAAAAGCAAAGGATCTACAATCATATAAAAGTGTTAGCAAGACAAATTATATATTCATTCAAGAAAACATATCAACTGAAGATTTTAAGTTAAAATATCCTCATTTTGCATTACATTTCAAGCCCAATATAGAGAAGCTTGAAAAACGCTATTCATATAACAGAGATATTCCATATTGGGAGTTTGTATTTCCACGCAATCAAAAACTATTTGAAAGAAAAGAACCACGTATCTTTATTCCCTGTAAAGAACGTGTGTCTAATAAAAAGTATTTCAGATTTTGTTATGCACCTGTAGGCTATTATCCAACACAAGATGTAACGGCAATTTTTAAGAAAAATGAGTGCAAAGAATCCATTGAATACATCTTGGCATATTTGAATAATTCCAGAGTTTTTGATTGGTTATTATGTAATGGAATAGTAAAAGGAGATATAGTTGAATTTTCAGAAGCACCAATTGCAAGCATACCATATAGACCGATAAATTGGAATAATGAAAAGGATGTTAAACTTCATAATGAAATAACAACTGAAGTTAAGGCCTATTTAGATGATTGCAATGAATCTCATATTGCTAATATAAATAATTTATTTAATACACTTTTTCAATGAACACTGTAGATTTTAAAAGTTTAGTTTCTTCAATGAAGGGACAAACAGTAGAACGCCCAAATAAGGCAAGTGCAGGAACATTATCTGGACACGCAGCAGGTGAACCATTTGAAAAAAGTGTGTATCATCAGCTTAAAGCACAATACCCAAGTTTCATATATAAACAATATGAATTTTTAAACGATATTTTCTTACGTAATCCAAGACATATTACAGTTGAACAAAGGTATGCATTATTAGATTCTCCAACAGCATTATTTCTGTTAAGCAGAGGAGATAAAGCCACAAGAGAATGGTCTCCAAGCAATATCTTTGAAGAAAAGCAAAATGACACTGCCGACATTTTATATTACAAAGATGGTGTCTATGATATTATTGATGTCAAAACACGTAATGTAAGTAAAGCTGCACAAGCCCCTAATATTATATCTGCATACAAACTGGCTAAAACCTGTGCATATATGATAGATAATGAGGAATATGACAATATAGGAATTGATTATGTAGAAGTTGATTGGGTTGAAGAACACGATGTATTAAGATGCACAGGTGCCCATCACGGAGATTTATTCAAAGCACAACCTGAAACATTATATATAAATTGGGCTGCTGCAATGCAATTACAATTCCACGTTAGGGATCTTGACCAATCTTGGAAAGGTACAAGAGAAGAATGGGCTAGACATTATTTGAAAGTGTTTGTTCATAGTGCAGAAGCAAGATGTCAAAAGATGCGTGAAGAATATGTAATACCATTCTTGAAATATATTCAATAATGAAGCATTTCTCATACATATTACTTCTATTCCTATTAGTTTCTTGCTCACCAAAACAAGTTAACTTTTGGGGTGTTCCTATTACCGGCAGTCCAGATGAGTTTTTGTCCGCAATAGACGAAACAAATGTAATCACAATTCAAGATAGTTCTCATTGTGAGTTCTTAGGAATGCCTATGGAATATAAAACCATAAGCAGAAATAATGAAATATTCGTTCTAAGGCTATCTGGACACAATCTGGTGAAACCAATATCTGAATTTAATAAACAATATGGTAAAGAAAAAATAGAAGGTCTGGGGACATATTGGGACTTTCCTGATGGTGAAATAGGAATGGGCATTCTAAATGATACTTTACTAATAAACTTTATTAAATATGAGAATTAAAAAACACCCAGCCTTAATGGTTGAGTGTTTTTTCTTTTATTCAACTATTTCTCCAGTCAGTTTATGAAGAATCTCTTTTAATAATAAAGCCAATTCTGCATTATCTTCTTCATATTGACGAATAGCTTCTTTTAACCGTTCAATCAGTTCTTCATCTTCATCTTTATATTCATCAATTAAACATTCTCCCAATGGCTTTTCTATTTCAAGATAAAATGACACATAACCACCTGTTAATTCGTCTGCAAAATATCTACCATCAGTAGCTGTAAAAAAACTAATTGTCCATCCTTCATTCACATCACCTATCTCGGCACAATAGTTTATTATATTATTCAAAACTAATTCAGCAGTAGTTTTAACATCATATTCATTTGAATGGTCGTGTGTCAATCTATCTGCATAGTATAAATAAACTTGCATTTGTTGCATATTATCATTGACAATTATCTGAGGAATATCAATATTAACTGCACTATATTTCTTGTTTGGATCTCCATTCCAATTAACATTAATATCACCAATTGAAACTGAATTGACAAACTTTTGTTTCTTAGCAAAAGCTTCTATTTTATATAGTAATTGTTTCAAATTCATATTATAAAGTAAGATTCATTTTATATGCTTTTTTATTAGCTTTTAATTTGCCACATTCACACCCAGGATATTGTTTAAATTTAGTGCAATTTGCTTCAAGAAAATCACTAAGTCTATTCATATAAAAAGTCGCTTTCATATTATAATCTTCACGTATATATTGAAGCTCATTCAAACTTGGAATCATTATATTTGCATCTGTAGTTTGAACAATACCTAAGTTTCTAAATTTATATGTTAATTGAAGCACTAAATCACTCATTACAGCATTTAATAAAACTGGTTGAATGTAAGTTGAAATAAGTTCAGTTTCAAGTTCAGTTAAATTCTATTTTGATACACCTTCACAAAGTCTCTCAAATAACTTTTGGCCAATTATAGGTTGTAATGAAATATCTTGTGCAGTTCTGATGGCATTTTGAATGTATTTACCATCAACATTATTAGAAACCAAACTGTTTTCTTTGATAGTTTTCTCACTAATTAGTAATATATTATTCATTGTTGTCATCAGGATTAATTTTTGTAGTATCTTCAACGTTCTCTTCATTATCTTTAGCCGTTAATTCAAATGGAGTAAATTCTATAACATTTTCGAGACCGTAGATGCACTCAAATACACGTTTAAATAAATTCTATATCGGTGTAATTTGAAGTCTTGAATAAAGGTCGAATGCTTCTTGATATTCGTTTTTATTGAATACATTTCCAGTTAATGCATAACCAAATAATTGTTGTGGTGCAGAGAACCCGGTAAAGATTGAAGTAATAGTTTGGGATTTTAAAGCTTCATATTTCTTATCAAATTGGTCTTCTGGAATACGTGCAACCGTAACAGCATTTTGTGTGGATTCATTAAATGCTAATAGGAACTTGCCTGCATTATTTTCACCAGTAAATTTTTCTTTAATGTCTCTTTCAACTTGCTTTTTATAATCATCAGATGGAATGCCATTATTGAATGATATAATAAAGTTTCCATTAAAGTTGTTTCTGATTGCATTTAAATGGAAGTTATCTATTCTGATAGATGTTTCAATTGCCGGAATGGAACCAGAGTAGCGAGGTAATGGATAAACTGTGCGTTTTCCACCAGTGTAGAAGAAAACAGCTGATTCATTTCTATATTCTTCACCACGTTTCCAAACTTTAAATGTTAAATATTGAGGACTTGATTTGGTTGCGAACTCTTTAGAGTAATAAACTTTAGTATGTTCTTCATCTGTACGGCATTTTCTCATATCAAGCCAATTTAAAGAGTGTATTTGACCCATTTTATTGTACATTAATTGAATTGCAAAACCACCATAAATCAAATAGTCCAATCCAAGATTTTTGATTAAATCTTCCCAAGTTTCATCTTCATTAGGTTTATAAATAGATTCAATGCTATTACCAACCACAAAGTTCAATGTGGTATTTATAATAGACTGCATCAAAGAAGATTTTTCATACAAACCATAAAGATAGTATGGGAGTTTGTTATCTTTACCCCAATAGAACCAATCTTTACCGGAATAAGAACGTTCTATGAACTGAGGTATTTCAGCATTTTCCATAGAAAATGATAAAAATTGTGTCGTTTTTTGATTTTTTTCGTCTTTTTTCATAATATTTTGACTATTTTTGTTCAAATGAAAAATATATTTCCATCAAGATATTTATTCGCATAAAAAAATATCAGAACTTAATCGTATGAATTTTTCGGTTTTTAGCCTTAAATTAAACTTTTAAGTCTGATATTTAGTATATGCTATCAAATATTAAACTAATTCAATAGCTTCCAATGCTGCGATTGTAGTTGCATCTGTGATTTCTCTTGGTAATTCAGCATCATCAACAGAAATTGTCACAGTATATTGGTTTGCATCTGATGCAGCTGTTCCAGTCTCACCAGTTCCAGCGGAACCCTCAAGAGGATCTTCTACACCAATTGCCCAATATTTACCATTACGGTCTTTAACTACACCAGTGCATTGTCCCATAAGCATTGCCATAACTTCAAGACGTTTTGCATTTTCCATTTTTAAGAAGTTCATTGCAACTTCAGTTGTAAAATAAGAACCTGCATTATCATTTACTGTTAAAGTAGAAGTCATTGAAGCAGCACCTTTTCTTAAATTATAAACCTTGAATGCTGTAGTAGCATCAGGAGTTGCAAGGTGGTTTGAATCAATGGTCCATTTAACTGCTTCGAAGTCAGCTAACCAAACTTTAGCAACACCACCTACAGAATCTTTACATCCAGCATTTAATCCAGATAAAGTATATGAAGTACAACTTGCCATAATATAAATTCTTTTTAATTTTTGTAAGTTTTAATTGTGAGGGTTGGCCGTATTACCAACCCTCATTTTGTTGTTAAAATTTTGATTATTCAGCTTCAGAAACAACCACTTGGTCAGGGAATGCAATTTGAGCACCAGCGTTGAATTTGATTGCTACACGGAACTCTTGATTATCTTTAGAGTACCAAACATCAAATGTGTCTGCATCAGCTTCACCATCAAAACCATAGAATAAGTTTTCTGGGTCAGCAGCTAACATCTAACCTTTACCGTTCAAACCAGCTACACCGTGAAGACGTGTATTAGTTCCAGGGAGGATGATAGTTTTTGCATCATCTACTTTTGGATCATAATGATATAAGTTCTTAGCAGTGATTTCAAGAACGATTGAACGGAATGTATCTTCACCTACGAAGATTTCAGCTTTGTCTAATACTTCAGCAGGAATTGCCTTGTAAACGTTTAATGCAGTTTCATAATCAGATGCACCTTTAGAAGCATCAATTACATCTGCTTCAGCGTTTGCGATAGTTAAAAGACCGTCAAAACCATTAGAAGCGTCAGTTGCATTCCAAATTAAATCTTCTAATTGACGATTTACACCTTTAACGATGTTGTCAGTGATTTTTTCCTCAAATGGAAGTACTTCAGCACCAGCTGCTGTACGAAGTTCGTCTTGCATCCATTTCTTACGTAAATCTTCCTCACAAAGAGACATATTTACTTTATAAGGTGCAACTGTCATAACACGTTGTGTAAAAGAAACGTTGCCAGATGCATCCCAACCACAAGTACGAGCTTGAAGTACTGGATCAGTTGCTAAAATATTCAAAGCTTCTTTATATTTTACACCAGGCATATCGTTGATGTATCTTTTGGTCTCGAAGCCAAGAATTGCTTTTGATAAAAGTTCACCTTTATGTTGTTCAACATAATCAGGTAATGAGTTTACTACAAATGCCATTGTTTTATATGTGTTAATTTTTATATTATCAGAATCTTGGCTTATAGACCCAAGACTTTGTTTCAGTTTTTTGTGATTTTAATTGTTCTTCAGCAGGTTCTGCATCAGATTTTTCTAATTCTGCTTTAAGTCTGCCGATTTCTTCATCTTTTTCAGCTATAATATTGTTAAGTTCTTCAATTTGTGCTTGAAGCTTAGCAATTTCAGCATCTTTTTCATCTTCTGCGGGAGCTTCTTCCTCTGCTGGTTGTTCAGGTTCTTGTTCCTCTTGTTCTTCTTCAACTGGTTGTTCAGGTTGTTCCTCTGCTGGAGC